GTAAAGCGGTTCCATCATCAGTTAAGTTTAAAGCAATCAAATGATTTCTAAAAGGCACTATAACTTGACAACGTAAAGTAGAAGGCCATTGAGCTAAATCAACAAACCTAGAACCACTCTGTAGGTAACTCTGGGGTACATCTATACCATTGTTAACTACCAAGACACCGCCCAAGGCATCCCCTTGCCAGTTTTTACCAGTGTTTGCAAGGGTGGTATAATCACCGCTAGACCTAGTTACTTCTGCGTGTGTAGTTCCTGTTATTTTATAAAGTTTGGTAAGACCACCGTATATCCATAGATCAGTAGAGCCTTGTCTCCAGCTTGTAGTCCAGTAGGGAGCCACACCCGGAGTACCTAAAGCTTGTGAGTGACCTTGTATACTACCTGCTTGTTTATCGTTAAAACGAATGTTTTGAACAGAAGAAAACATATTAGCTGGCATATCATAAGGAGATAAGTCAGTGTTAAAACTAAACCCGGTTTGTGTTCCGCTTATGTCAAATATTTCTTTAGCCACTACCAGTGTCCGTATCTATTGTCCAGTTAGTACTATCAAATTCTTGTAAGGCAATATTAAATCCATCTTCGGTTTTAATGTTACCCCCGGATTGTTGTATAATATTAAAATTTTCTATGACCCAATTAGTATCAGCCATTATGTACCTTGCATAGTTAGAACAGTTCCGCTGTATTCAGCGCGATCTTCTAAGAGCATAACGTCTTGTAGAACTTTAGCGTATATAGCTCCAAATCTTTGAGATTGTTCTGTGTCGTTTAAGAAAAGAGCACCTTCAAAGCAACTACCAAATAAATATAAATCAGGATAGTTTTCTAAAATGGTGTTGGTAGTGTTTGAATCTGACAAAGCGGTTAACTTTTTATAATAGTTAATGCCTATGGTATAAGTAGAATCAGGGGTAGGTAAAAGTTTAATTGTGTCTCCCACGCTAGAATATGCTCTAGGAGTGCCTGAAGAAAAACCACCATACTCTCTACTTGCTGACTCTAGAGACATATAAGACAAAGCGTAGCTTGCGTTTGACGTATCTCTAGTAATGTTTTTTAACTCTATAATATCACTGGGTAAGTTATAAAAAGCTGTGTTAGCAGTTGTGGTAGTTTCTGCTCTAACTACACTAGCCCTGATGCGTAAATCTCTGTTTAATTTACCCTCAGTTAAAGTTATAAAGTCAGGTATACTAGAAGTTAAATCATTTCTGTTTAAATAATTAGCTACACTTGATTTTAACTCTGTGTAATTAGATAAAGCCATTAAATAACACTTTCATGTGTTCTAAGATACCGATACTGTGGATCATTCAAAAGCTGTTTAACTTTAGGCATATGATCTTTATTCATAATATCAACACCTAGTTCACGCTTCCATTTTTCTATGATAATAAGAGGAATACTAGCAACTTTCCTCATACTTTTATCTTTAGTTTCTACTCCACCATACATAGAGTCATTATTAAATTCTTGCTTGTTTAATTTAAGCAAAGGCTCAATATCCTGAGTATTTTTCAGGATCATTTTATCTTCACCTGCATCATATTTAAACTGAGTATTAATTGGATTTTTACTCATAAAATTATCCTACTACTTTTAATATATCAATAACACTCACGCCTATCATAGTGTAAGCAACTAATGTAAGTATAAACATTCTTTTTCCTAAGAGTAAAGGCAGGGGATTTCTCCCCCACCTATTACCGTGATTAAGATAAGTCGTATACTGCACCAAGTCCAGCTTCGTTTTTAGTAACGAGGGTAAACTCAGTTATGATAGCCCGTTGCTCACCATCAGAAGTACTTGCTACTTCTTTCTGCTCAAACGGACGCAAGTAAGCGACACCATAGTACTCAGGATCAAGAATCCAAACATCCCTAGCACGTTGGAAACGGTTTGGTACAACAGCTAGTTCACCAAAGTCACTAACATAGATATCCATACCACCAATAATACGTTGGTCATTAGCATCTATATAGTTAGAAACTCCACTAGCTCCACCAACACCAACAAATGTAGAGAATGTTTGTTTTTTAGCTGGAGCCATCATAATGTACTTGCAATCTGCACCACTGTTGTAAGCCGCTAACAAACTAGCTTTCAACAGAGTTTCAGTGAAGGTACGTTGTGTACCATCAGTACGAGCCGCACCGTTACCAGCACCTGCACCGTTTGTGCCTACACTAACGTTAGTTTTAACATAGTTAGGTAGTCCACCTAGCTTACGCACAGTAGAATCAGCAGACATAGCGGTTTTAGCTTGGTTGTGAAGTAAAGATTTCTCCATATCACGTTTAAGCTCTTTTGCTCGCTTAGTCATTTGGTAAGCTAATTCTTGCTTACGTCCAGCTTTGGAAACAGCGTCCAGAGTGCCAGAAACCAATGTGGTTTTAAGAGCAATCTGGCAAATGTTGCCAAGACGGGTTGTTGCGGCTGGTTCTGCGGCAGTTAGAGTTGAACCCTCTTCGTGATGGTTGGTAGTAACTGCATCAGCAAGAGCGTCAGTTTGCCATTCATGGTTTACGGCAATCGCATCTTCGCGACTACCCATTGACATAAATGGAGTATCAGTTGGAGAAATATCATAGATAACATTTTCCAAATCTTCACGTAGACCGACCCCGGAATACGTGACGTACACACCTGTAGGTTGTGCCATAGCTTAGTTCCTTTTGTTAAATTAAATCCAAAAACGCATTAGTGGCATCTCTGACGCTACCAGTTTTTCTTAATCTATCGCGTTTTGCTTTAACATCACGGCTAACCTTTTGGGCTTTAGTAACAGGTACTCCAGCTTTCATAACTTTACTGGAACCCTTTTTAACTGCCTTAGAAGTTTTAGATGAGCTTGCTTTGTCTTGCAAATAAGCCTTATGTAACATAAGCACTACTTTGTGATCAGTAATAGCATTAACATCTTGTTCTGAAAATCCTGCCCCTATAGCATAATTTCTTAAATCATCTTTTAGGGTAGAAGTAGGATCAGAGTATTCAGGTAAAGCAGTGGCTAATAACTGAGCTTCTTGCTGAACCTTTTGTTGAATATTTTGATATACTTCTTGCTGAGTTTTCTGTTGAACATTAATCCGTTCTTGCCTAACCTGAGCAATCTTGTCTTTAGCATCTTGGAACTCAATACGTTTTTCCATATACTCTACTGGATCATCCGTTTTAAGTGTAGTCCAATCTAATTCTTGAAATCTTTGAAGTTCAAGATTTTGATAGTTCTCCATATTAGCTAAAACTTCTTGGTATTGCTCACGCTCTGTTTGAACAGCGTGTAAGTTAGCTTCGTATGCTTTTCGCATTTCTGCGACAGATTGAGACTTTTTAGTATAGTCTGACTGCCTTTGATAACCGTTTCTAAGTTCGTCAAGGTCAACCTCGTATTCTTCGCCATCTACCTTTACGGTATAGCTTTGTGGGGTTTCTTGAACCTCTTCTTCTTCGGGTACCTCTACTTCTTCAACCTCTTCGTAGACTTCTGTTTCTTCTTCTTCTGTTTCTTGTTCTTCTATTTCTACTTCGGTAGGTTGTTCTGTAGATGCTTGCTCTGGATTAGTGTCGGCACTTCCGAACATTACATCGTACATATTGGTCTTATTCTCTCCAGAGACTTCCTGAGTTTCAGGATTGGTCACTTGGTCTTCCATAATAAACTCCTATTTTATAGAATTTTCTATTAAATTGTTATCTAAACACGCTTGTAAATCATCAAGAATAGATTTCAAAGCTCGTACTTTGTACCAGTAATGATCCCTGTCTTCTTGTTTATCAGCGTGTTTCCATTGCTCTATCAAAGATAGTTCAATATTTTTAACAGACTCTTTAAACACTTCGTTACTTAGAATAACAGAAGCTTGAGCCGCTTGTTCTTGAATGTTCATGTTTTAATGATAAAGTTAATTGGTATTAAAGCGGCAACTGCTGAACCACTAGCGGCAACTGCTGTTTGTGATGTACCTAGTGAGTTAGAACCTCCTACACCTATGGGCAAATGTGATCTAAAATCAGGTACTTTAAAGTTTGATCCTGATGTTCCAAATACTGTTCCTATAACAGCATATAAAGCAGAGTAAGTACTTGTGCTATAGTTACCACCATCGCAAAGTAACCAATCTTTTATACCTGATATTGTTTCTGTTGTGGGACTTGTGTTTGAACCAAACATGATAATAGAACCAGTTTCAAATCCTAATTTGTTCATTTGAGCAGAACTTTGCGTAACTGCTGTTGTTGCTAAATTAGGAAACTGAGTTTTAAGAACACTTTTAATTAACCTAAGATGATCATCGCCTTCTGATATATTGTCAGAAGCGGCTGGATATGCTGTATTAAATTGGGAAATGTAATTTGCTGATTCAACTGTCATTTTAAATACCTTAAATAAAAGTCTTAATTAATTATATCAAAATTTGACTTAAAAGTCAACCGAAATTTTAAATTGTTCAGAATTTACGTTAACTATTATAAATACCCCTTCTTCAGTACCCCATATTTGCGCTAATCCTTCTAATCCTACATAAGAATATATTTTATCCTTTAGTACAAAAAGATATCTTACGTTTGAGTACATACAATCTAAAGCTTCTACCGAAGTAGAATATAATTTCATAGCTTCTTCGTTATTTTTAACATTTTCAAACTGTATTAAATAATAAGGTGTTTTACACACATACTTTGATGCTACAACGTCACCTTTATTATTTTCTGCCGTAACTTGTGTAGGTATAAGAAGTAAAATTAATACAATTATATATTTAAGAATACGCATCACTTAAAAACAATTCTCTTTCAGCTTTTCTTCTTCTTAAAAGACCGGGTATAGCTTTTTTACCTGCATACTTCCATCTTAAAAACTCGTCAGCACAACCATCGTAATCAGACCTGTTTAATTTCATTCTGGCTGTACTACGTTGAAAAGCTCCTGAACCAACGTTGTATACAAAACTACATAAAGCAGAAAATTGATTTTGAGTTACTGGTACTTTTACTAGTTGTGTTATTTTAACTTCAGTTGTTTTTAAATCTCTTTCCATCAACTGTAACGCTTCTTGTTTACTGATGTGCCTGTGACTAGCTTTAACCCTTTTACCGTCAAGTCCGTATATTGT